GATTCAGGGCGGCGGCATCGGCTGGGGCGTCTTCCTGCCCAACCCCTGGAGCGAGTGCCTGGTGTGGGGCGGGCAGACCGAACTGGGCCCACGGGTGTCGAAGTATGTGCCCGCGATGGACTCCACCGTCACGCTCTACGGCGGCGCGGGCGCCGAATACGGCACCGCCAATCCCCCCGTCACTCCGTGGCCCGAGAAGGGCGACGGCGCAATGCCGGTCTACCACCCCCGGGACTTCTCCCTGGAGGAAGTCGGGGAGCACTATCCGTCGGCGTGGGGATCCGGCAAGTACATGCTGTGCCTGGACGGCGGCAACGCACCGCCAGATCCCACGTCCCTCGACTGGCAGGGCAAGCGGCTGCCGCATTCGGGCTTCGTTAATTTCTGCCCCTGGAGCCTGGATTTCAGTCAGTGGACGAAGAGCAGCGGCGGCACGGGCTCCAATCCGACGACCGCCACGCTTGCCGCGACATCGGCCAGCGACTACGGGGACGCGCGCGGGCCGGACGGCAGCAAGGACGTCGGGACGGCCGTTCTGTTCAATGCCGGCAGCGGCACTACCAGCGGCGACTACAGCGCCATCACCATCTCCCTGGCCCACCCGCTGCTGGCCCAGGGCAAGACCTACTGCTTCTCTTTCTGGGGATTCCCCTGGAACTCGCCGGTGAACGACGTCCCGCCGAGCTTCCTTCAGCTGACGGAGAACACCAGCGGCGCGACCGTGACGGCATCCCTGGACAAGACGCGCGGCGTCCCAGCGAGCCGCCATGCGCTGGTGTTCACCATGGGGGCCTCGGCCAGCGTCACCATCGCGTTCCGGGGAGACATCCGGCGCGCGGCGCTGTCACAGACGCAGCTGAAGGTTCTGTGCTGGGGCGCCCAGGTAGAGGAGGTCGTCGCGGGGCGGGACTATCCGTGGCACTTCCTGCCGACGCAGGCGGCGGCCGTCATGGCGGAGCCGGAGGTCGTCGACTTCCAGCCCAACATCTACAAGTGGGACTCCGGCATGCACAGCAACGGCGTGCGCCTGTCCCCGGCCCCACGGCAGAACCTGTCCAATGCGACCTGGAGCACCGGCGGCGGTGACTCGCCAGACAACCCCACCGGCACGGCGGTTCTCCCGTCCGGCGGCGGCTCGCTCAGCAGCGGCTCGCACACCGCATCCGCCATCACGGTGGGCACCGGCGGCAACAACTACACGTTCTCCGACGGGGCGCTGCTCTGCTCGTCGATGTACATCAAGCAGGGCCCGGCATCGACCGTGACGTTTGGCCTGAAGCTGGACGGGTCCGGCAACACCGCCAACGGGACGATAGACTTCGATCCATCCACCGGCCTCATTTCTCGCGCGGGCACGCGCGTGATGAGCGCCTACTGTGAATTTGTCTGGGGTGGATGGTGGCGGCTGGTGGCGGTGACGCAGTTCAAGACCGCCGACTCGACGCTGACGCCCTACGTGAACATCAGCGGTTCCAGCATCAAGACGTACTTCCACATGGTGGAGCTGGGTCGGTTCCCCGGCAGTCCGTTCCTCGGCCCGACGTGGGAAGGGGACTACACCATCCTCACTGGACCCAGCGCGAACCACCTCACGGCGAAGCCCGGGCTGGTTCTTTTCCCCGGCGACTTGGACTGGATCCCCGCAGCGGACCCTCCAAAGCTTGGCGTTTTCTACACGTGGACTGGTGGCTACCACAAGCAGGCGAGATTTGATTCGGAGGAGATCACCGCAGAACGAATCTTCGATCGAATCTGGACCGTCGGCAGCGTGCCGCTCATCACGGTGAAGCCATGAAGACCGTTACGCCGACGCTGGCAGCGTTCATCAACGCGCGGAACGTGTTCGAGATTGCGGACCTCTACGACATCTTCCTGGCCGACGGAACGAACCTGCGACTGACGGACGCCAGCCGGGCCATCGAGTACCCGGCGACGGGGACCGTCATCCTGGACCTGGACGGCAATCCGTCGCCGGGGGTCTTTGATCCATTCGTCGGCGTGAAGAGAGATCCCATCAAGTGGACGGCGGCCCCGGAGGTCCAGAGCCTCGGCATTACGCTCATGGTGGGGGAGACGGATCTCTACAACGGCGCGCCCATTGCGCAGCGCGCGGTGGAGGGGCTGTTCGATCAAGCGCGGTTCCGCGTCTACCGGGCCTTCTTCAACATGGGCGCTCTGGTCGACGTGCTCCTGCACTTTGAGGGGCTGGCCGCTGACGTCAATCCCACGTCCACGCAGATCCAGATTTCCGTCAAGAGCGAGTTGGATACACTGAGCATCCAGCTGCCGCAGAACCTGTTCCAGCCCGGATGCGCGCATGCATTCCTGTCGGAGGGCTGCGATCCAAACCCACCCGGAACGCTGCGGGCCAGCGTCACCGCGACCGGCGTCCTGGTCGGCACGCCGACCGACTCCATCGTCGCAATTACCGGCACGGCCGCGACGAACTTCTACCAGCTGGGCGTCATCCATATGACCAGCGGCGTGTGCGCGGGCCAGCGCCGGGGCGTGCGCAGCGACACGAACGGCGGGGGTGGGCACCAGCTAACGCTGGCCACGCCGTTCCTGTACGCCCCTGCGGCCGGCGACTCCTACTCCATCACCCGCGGCTGCCCACGCACCGCCGCCGCCTGTGCGGCCTATGGAAACTCCGCCAGGTTCAGAGGCTTCCCGTACATCCCTCGGCCGGAGGACATCCGATGACGGGGCTAGTCGTCCATCCGCATGCGGATCGCCGTGAGCAGGACGCCGATGTTGGCCTGGACGTGAGCCAGGCAGTCCACCACGTCGCTCAGGTTCTTCTGGTTCACGGTGTCGATCGCCCGGTAGAGATCGCGCAGCACCGTGACGAGATTCGTCAGATCCTCTCGGTCCATCATGTTCGGCTTGTCCATTGTGCTCCTCCTCTGTGCGACTGCGGAACGCATACTAGCACAAGCCATACACGTTGTCAATCAGTGGTGTCTGCATGACAGCTGTCAACATCGCAGGCATCGAGGAGGACGAGCGCGCGCTGGTGGTTCGCATCGCGCAGGAGTGGGCGGGAACTCCGTACCACCACCGCGCTCGCATCAAGGGCGTGGGCGTGGACTGCGGCCAGCTGGTGGCCGGGGTTTTCGAGGAGGCGGGGTTGATTCCGCCGGTCCCGCTAGATCTCTACCCACGGGACTGGATGTGTCACCGCTCCGAGGAACGCTTTCTCGCCACCATGGAGCGCTACACCCGGAAGGTAGAACGCCCCGCGCGCCCGGGAGACATCCTGCTCTTTCAGGTCGGGCGCACCATCTCCCATGGGGCCATCGTCATCGATTATCCCATGGTGATCCACGCGGTGGCCCGGATGAAGAAGGTCGTGCTCTCCACGTTCGAGCAGGAGGCGAAGCTGACGAAGACGCTGCGCGGCGTCTGGACCCTGAAGGAGTGGACCTAGATGGGGTTCCTCGTCGGCGGTGGCCCGGACACAAACGCGAACCAGACGCAAAAGCTGGATCACATCCAGCTGTCGTCGAGCGCCTACGGGCAAGTCATCCCCATCGTCTACGGGATGCAGCGGGTCGCGCCGGTTCTCATTTGGTACAACGAATTTACTCCGCACCAGAAGAAGGAGGAGATCGGCAAGGGGTTCTCCCAAGAGCAGACGTCGTACACGTACACTGCCTGCATTCAGATGGCGGTGTGCGAGGGGCCGATCGACTCCTTCGTGCGCCTGTATGAGGACAAGGGCGTGCTGCTGTTCGGCTCGTCCACCGTGTTCCTGATTGTCCCCTTCGAGGCAACCAGCGTGGGGCCACGCTCGAACCCCACGCCATGGTCTCATCTAACCAGCGTCCACTCCGCGCAGGCCCTGGGCTACGGCGGTACGGCGTGGATGGCTGCGGCCAGCATGAACCTGGGAGACCAGGGTTCGCTGAAGAACTATTCGGTAGAGGTGAAGGGGTTCTGCGCGACGCAGGCCGGGACGCCGTTCCTGGGTTCGCTCGCCGGACTGGAGACTCCCTACGACGCCCACCCGGCGGACATCATCGTAGACCTCTTCACCAATCAGGAGTACGGGCTGGGCTGGGACGCGTCCCGCATCGAAGTGTCGCTTGGTGCCGACGGGACGGCGAACTCCAGCTACACGAACTACTGCCACGCGATGGGGTTCTACCTGTCGGTGGCGATGACGGATCAGCAGGCCGGGCTCCAGTGGCTCCAGCAGATTCTCGCCGCGACGAATTCGGCCGGGGTGTGGAGCCAGGGGAAACTGAAAATCATCCCCTACGGCGACACCACCGCGACGGCGAATGGATTCACCTACACGCCCGACACCACGGCCATCTACGATCTCAGTGTCGACGACTTCCTGCCGGTCAGCGACATGGATCCAATCCAGGTCGAGCGCCTGAACCTCCAGGACTCCTACAACAGCGTCCCAGTGGAATGGTTGGACCGGGCGAACGAATACAAGACGACCATCGCGGAGGACCCGGACCAGGCGGATGTCGAGGCCTACGGGCTGCGACGGGCCGACTCCGTCAGCGCCCACATGGTGTGCCGCCAGGAGATTGCGCTCGCGCTCTCGCGGCTGGCGGCGCAGCGGAACGTCTGGATCAGAAACAAATACAAATTCTTCCTGCCACAGCGCTACGTTCTTTTAGAGCCCATGGACTTGGTAACACTTACCGAGCCGAAGATGGGGCTAGATCACAAGGTCGTCCGCATCACGGACATCGAAGAGGATGCCGACGGGAACTTCCAGATCGAAGCGGAAGAGTGGCCATTCGGCACCGGCACGCACACCCTCTATTCGCCGCAGACCGGCGACGGCACGACGCTCAACCTCAACGCGGACCCGGGCGATTCGACAGCCCCGGTAGGGTTCGTCCCGACGCTCCAGATGACCGGCGGCACGCTGGAGTTCTGGATGGTGACGGCCGGTGGCTCCGACTGGGGCGGGGCGTTCGTCTACCTGAGCGACGACACCACCACCTTTGAACGGGCTGGGTCGGCGCAGCGCGGGCGGTGGGGCACGCTGGTCAGCACCATCACGAACAGCTCCACCACCATCAGCGTCGACTTGTCCCTGAGCGGCGGCTCGCTGGAAAGCACATCCGCGCAGGGGGCCTCCGACGACCTGACGGCCATCTGGCTGGACGGGGAGGTCATCTCCTACGAGACCGCGACGCTGACCGGGGCCTTCACCTACTCGCTGACGAACTGCCTGCGCGGGCGCATGAGCACCACGCCTGCGGCGCACACCGCCGGGGC